CATATCTATCAAAATAGAATAACAGAGTTTTTAAAGTATAATCCCCCTCTTTAATATGTAATCGCCCGAACATATCTTTGTAATTAATGAATTTTGTAAGGCCGCTGTTACTTATAGAATCTTCATTAGAATTAGAATATAACTTATACCATATTGGTAAATTACTCAGCTCTATTGTATTCATTCTGCATAATGCAATCTCGTTATCATCAAGTACCTTATTGTATATTTTAAAATCTTTTATATACAACTTAATAGTATCGTCCCATCCATTAATATAAGTAATTTTTGTTATTTTAGTAGCATCAGTAAATGTGCTAATAAATTTTCTTCCAATATTTTTTTCGGTATAAAAGACATTACTAATCGGTCTATTATTGGCTTTCTCGTATTTTTCTGTTTTCGTCGATATATTTATAGTCCATTTATTGTCGCTCGAAATTGTCCAGCAAACGTGATTTTCAACACTCAAATTTATATTATTTATTGTATATGTACTTTCTTGTGATTCATCTTCATATCCAATCGTAAAATACATATCATATAAATCATCTATATTTTTTTTAATATATACTAATATTCCAGAATATTTGTCTCTTTGAAGAGCATTCAAATGTAAGTGATAATATCCAAAGTTAAATATATAGTATTTTTTATCGGCCGCAGAGCCAGCATTATTATCTCGAAATACTTTAGTTTTAAAAGAGAAGCTGATGCCCATATCCTTTCCCCCTATACCGCCGCTGTTATATATGTTATACAAATGTATGTTGTTGGTTAGTTCTAAATAATTATCAGTTCCTATAACAGCATATCCAGAATTAAAGCTGCATTCTTTTGTTAAATCTGTACTATTTAATTCCTCCTTTACTCCTTCGACTATATTAATATCGCTCATGTTTTTTCCGATATAGTAATATAATTCGTTATTTTCATAGTCTATATTATACATAGTTCTCGGAATACTCGAATCGATTATCTCCATCCCTATAACATTTTTAAACGGCACCGTAAAATCTATTGTATATTTATTCGGATTCGGATATCTTGATCTGTCCCTGTCTACACTATCAATTAAAAAAGTATAATTCTGTTTTATACTATTATTTCTAAGATAATTAATATCTTCTATAGACATCCCTTAAATATTATACGTATATTATTATTTATATCATTGAAGATATACAAGGGCCTTCTAAATTTATAATTAGCCGATTAGATATAAAAAACGAGTACATAATTTATTTTTCCTTGAACTTTTAAAAACTTTTTGAAATTTCCAAAATTTTTTCAATTATGTACTCAAAATATAACTCTCTCTCTATCTCTCTAAAAATTACTAAATATTGTCTGTTTGATAGATTTGTCCCCTTTAATATCTTTGATTTTCTCGAGTTTCTTAATAATCTTAGGAAAATATTTGCAAATAAATAATGTAACTTCATCGTCATTTGTTATGCTATATGATTTAATAAATTCTTTAAAATATATATAGAATACTGCTCTCAATACAATATAGCAGTAGGAATGGCTATTCTCCTTCCACAATTTATTATCTTGTTTCTTGATAATTTTCTTAGCAATTACAATGCTATGCTCTCTATCTTTTGCTAATATTGACTTGAAAGACACATTGTTTTCGATTGATTTAAAAACAACATTAAGAATAATAGCAAAGGTCTCTATAATTGCCTCATTAGGAATAAAGTCCTGCCCTTGTTCTATTTTGCATAATTTTTTTAGCGCATTAATATTTTTAGGTTTCCAATTTTCATTATGTATCATATCACAATGATGCAACAATTCGTGCAATGCCACTTTCTCATAATCTTCCTTTCTTACTATATAGATATTATTTGCATTGATATACGTGAAGCCGCCATTAATATTTTCGGTCTTTACTATATCCGCTTTTCTATTAGGAAGCCTTCTTTTTAGCGGATTCAGAAGTATATAATAATTAATATACTGTTCAGGCTTAATATTATATAGACGCTTCACTAAGTATACTCTATAAATGCAATTAAAAAGATGGGACTTACTTTTATTTGTAATATTTTTATCAGATAAAATAAAAAAATTAACATTCTTATAATTAATATGGTAAGATAATTTACATTTGTTTGCATAATTTTTGCAAAAATCCCAATCAAAATAAGCGTCCTTGTTCAATAAATACTTGAAATTATCAAATGTTTCAATCGGTATCTTAGTAATCGAGCATTCCGCACTATTAAATTTATAATTTTCCTTAATTATCTTGTATAATTCGTTTTCATTCGCATTGATTAATTTATTTCTTATATTCATTTTTATATGAAAAATTGCTGACTTTCTTTTATAATTGAAGATATAAATTTATTTTCTACAAGCTTTGAAGAAATAAATAGAAGCTTATTAAACATTATTGTGCTATCGAGATTATCCTTGTTTGCTATTTTATTTTCGCTCCATTCGATAGACCTTTTAATAAAACATCTATATACGTCAGTTTTTATGGAATATTTCAAATTGCTCTGAGCCTTATCAATAACCCAACAACCCTTCTTATCCAAATATTCCCATATATTATTCTTAACATATCTATATTTTCCCTTTAATATTTTAAATACAACTAATGATATATCATAGTGTGTATTATTAATTACACATAAATCTATATAATTATTTATATCCATATAAAATATAATAATAATAAATGCTTATTTATAAAATACCACCAAAGGAAGAACCTAAAAAACAAGAAGTATTACCTCAAAGCTGGCAATTAATAGATGCGAGGAGGAGATTAGACACTACGCCGACGAATTATAATACTCTTAAAATGTTTAAGGAATTGTTATCAGCACAAACCTCAAAAATTCTCAGAAAACAGAGATGTATCAATATGAATATACGACAATTTAATAACAGAGAACATATTAATAAAAACATGTGTTGTGTGGAATTTACAGAATCTGTTCATAATATTGAAAAAGGTATATTGGCTAAATTAGCAGAGATAAAACAAAAGATACAAGTTAAAAAATATAACAACGGTTCAATCCCGTTACCTATCTACGTATCTCTCGCTAAGGTTGTAGAGCGCGATAAAGATTTCTTGTTATATTCTAAGTTTATCAAAGATGGCAATGATTATTCTAAGACCTTCCAAGAAAAGTATACGTTTCAAGGTAAAATGAACATCATAATCTATGTTCCTAATCTCATGAACAATATTACTGATTACACTTTTTACCCATCTCTTGAAGCATATACAAATCAAAATAAATGGATGGAATTAATGACGCACCCCAGTTCATATTTTTTAAAGGCTATTAATAATACAAAAAATAAGAAGAACACTGAGTATTCTAATTTGTTTAAAAAATTAACCGATGATATTTGCGATGAATCAGGATGTATCGCTGATTCTAAAGAAGATATGTTTCATATTTTATTTAAATCATTTTTTTTACCCACAAAATGCCTACAGAACAATAAGTATGAATATGATAATAATATGAAGGTCAAGCTATATAATATTTATCATGATAAAAAAAATAGAGATAATGGAGATTATGAATTACAAAGAGATTATGATAATAATTTGAAAGAATTACTTGGAGAAAACGAAGAAGATGACGAAGACAAGAAAAATAAACAAGCTTATTCAGATATAGATGAAGAAGAATTAAAAGATATGAAAGTCGAAGCTTTATCTGTTGCATTGCGCGATAATTATCTAAAGTATGTTGGTAAGAAATATAATAAAAATATTCTCGAAGACCTTGTTGTAAGATATAGAAAGCCTTTTCCGGGAGTGTCTGAAATAACTTTACAGATGTATAAATTAGATCCCACAAGTAGCATCTTTAAAGACAAAATAGATTTTCATTATATGCCTTGGGGCGATAGACTGATAAATAACCAATATGTTCTTAATGAAGCCAAAACATTTCATTTTGAAGACATTGTATATAATGAAAAGTTAGAGAGCAAAATGGAAACTAAATTAATTAAATTTAAATCTCTAAACGAAAAGTATTTTATGAAGTTTAATGATGACGGGAAATTATCTGTGTATGATGAAAAAAACAGAACAGTAAGACACGATATTGGATTTTTATCTAATATTGTTATGAAAAACGAAAAAAATAAACACGTTAACTTTGATAGTTCGGGGATTTTATATTTTCATAGCGACAGTAAAGGAGAAAAGATAGCTACAAATATTAATTATGAAAATGAAAATCCAAACCCATGTAGTATAATATTAGATGAAAATAATCCGGGCAATTTACTAATATACGGTTTAGGTTTCCAAGAAGTCGCATATTCTTAATCTTATTTTTGTTTCTGTTCGCATAATATATGTGAATATATGTGTATATGTGTGTATAAATAATATAATAATATATAATATTAGGACAATGATAAATAATGAATGGAATATATTAGATTTATATTTCAAGGATCATAAATATCCATTTACAGGTCATCATTTAGATAGTTACAGAAATTTTGTTAAGGTTAAAATACCCGAAATTATAAAATTAAACAATCCTATAACTATGATTAAATTAGATGATATCAATAAAAATTTAATTGTTAAAGTTGAGATTTTTGTAGGCGGCGAAGATGGTGATAATATATATGTAGATAGACCTATTGCATTTGAAAATGGAGCTCCTAAACTTATAACGCCTAATGATGCGAGAATGAAAAATTTAACATACGAAACTCACATATTTGCAAAAATAATTGTTAAAATAACCGACGATAAAAATGCTGTTAAAGTTATCGAGTTCAATAATATAGCTATAGGAAGTATCCCTATTATGCTTCACAGTGATATCTGTTTATTAAAAAATAATGGCTCGGATATTTTGAAATTATTGGGAGAATGTCCTTACGATACGGGAGGCTATTTTATAATAGATGGAAAAGAGAAGGTAATAATAGCACAAGAAAATATAGTGACTAACAAATTATTTATTAGTAAATTGAAAGAAGATGACGTTAATGGATTCAGTTACAAAGGTGTTATAAGATGTATTGCCGATAAAGGTTCGGTTAAACCTTTTAACGTCGAGTTCTATTATGTAGATACTCCTATGTTGAAAAATGGTCTTTACAGAGATGATGATGTAAAGATTCAATACATGACCGGTAAAAAGTATATATATGGTTCTATTTTAGTATCGTTGCCTTCTTTTACCGAAAAGATACCTTTGTTTATTTTATTTAGGGCTTTAGGTATAGAAACTGATAAAGAAATCTATGATTCTATTTTTGGAGATGAATTAAATAATAATGATAAAGAGTATTTTGATAATTTTATAAGACCGAGCATAATAAGCTCGTTTTATACTTTCAAGGAAGAGCAGATATACATATATACGCAAAATGATGCCTTGAATTATTTGAAACACAGGGTAAAATATGCGAGCATTGAACACGTAAAATCTGTTATAATGACTGAGATATTTCCGAATATCGATGAATTAGATAATAAGGGAAAGTATTTGGGATATCTTATTTTACAATTTATAAAAACGGTTATAGGGACTTTACCTATAAGTGATAGAGATAGTTATATATATAAGAGGGTTGATATTAGTGGATTTAAACTTACCGAATTATTTCAGGAATCTTATATCAAATTGAGGGATAATATTAGAATTAAAATAGATAACGAGTATTACTATGGTTCATACAAAGAAAAAGGTAACTATGAAAATATAGTGAATAATAACAATATCTATAAAATCGTGGATTCCCTAATAATAACCGAAACATTTGGTAAATCGCTGAAGGGGCGCTGGGGATTAATTAATAACAGTGATCCTGAATTAGGAATAGTTCAAGATTTATCCAGAATTAGTTACATTGGATATCTATCGCATTTGAGAAGAGTTAATATACCCATTGATAGAAGTGTTAAAATCACAAGTCCTCACAGATTACATTCGCAACAATGGGGTATGATGTGTCCTTTTGAAAGTCCCGATGGCGCGTCTATTGGTTATCTAAAAAATTTATCATTGCTTACTAAAATAACTGCCGGAATAGATTTAAATAATATTAAAAGGTGTTTATTAGATGTCGGCATTATATCGTTGAGCAAATGTAATTTGATTATCAATAAGAATATTACACGAGTATTTTTAAATGGAACATTATTCGGTTATACTGGTGATCCCATATTTGTAACGAGAATACTAAGAGCATATCGTAGAAATGGTTTAATAAATATTTTAATATCTATATCGTGGAATATCCCAAATAATGAAATAAGGATATTTACAGAAGCAGGTAGACCTTGTAGGCCGTTGTTAATATTGAAAAAAAATAAGTCGGGAGATAACGAAATCCTCGTTTATAAAAACAATTATACAAATTGGTTCGAGATGTTAAATGGTACTTATAATAAATTGAGTGATGATGATAAGACCGATGACTATTATTACAGAGATGTTTATACTAATCCTATAAATGATAGTAAATCATCTTCGTCTCTCGAGAAGTTGGGAGGGTCTTTTTTCAATATGGGTGGTAAGAAAAGTAATAGCAATGACTCTATAAGCGAGCATAGTAATAATTACAGGAATATCTATAAAAATATATTGAAGCAATTGGAGGAAACATCGGCATGCATAGAGTATCTCGATAACGAAGAAAGCGATACTGTTTTAATAGCAATGAATAAAGACGAAATAACTTCACGTCATACCCACGTCGAGATACATCCGTCGACTATATTTAGTGTTGTTACCGGTAATATTCCGATGTGTAACCATAATCAGGCGGCACGCAATGTGTTTCATGCTGCACAATCAAAACAAGCTATTGGGATATATGCGACAAATTTCAATAGACGTTTTGATACAATGAGCTATGTTTTACATTATCCTCAGAGGGCCATCATAAATACGCGAATAGCTCAATATACATCGAGCGATTATATGGCAAATGGATATAATACAATTGTTGCTATTATGACTTATTCGGGATTCAATCAAGAAGATAGTATAATGATTAACAGAGCAGCAATTAATAGAGGATTGAATTACTTATCTTATTACAAATCGATTACAGCAACGAGTAAAATAGTTTCGAGTAATGAGAGGATAATTTTCGGAAATCCCATTAAAATGAAAGATATGATAGGTAAACAAGATGAATTACTTGGAATAAAAAAGAAAGATTATTCTCATATTGATGATAATGGCTTCATTAAAAAAGGCACATATATACCAGCAGGACAAGAAGTTGTAATAATAGGTATGTTAAATGTTAAAGAAGTCTATTATGAACGTAAACAGGGTGTCTTCACAGTACAGGAGAAGAAGACAATATATACTGATATATCTATAAGTACCGACAATTCTCTCTATGGTACCGTAGATGACGTATATATATCTAATAAAATATCAGGAGATGAATCTATTATATGTAAGGTCAAATTTTTAAAAATTAAGAAACCTGAATTTGGAGATAAACATGCTTCTCGCCATGGACAAAAGGGGGTTATTGGTATGATAATACCAGAGGAAAATATGCCTTATACAAAAGATGGTATAAGACCTGATATTATAATAAATCCGCACGCGATTCCCTCGCGCATGACTATTGGACATTTAGTCGAATGTATATTTGCTAAATTATGCTGTATCGAAGGTATATTGGGTGATGCTACAGTATTTATACCAATAGATAATGATGCCATATATAAAAAATTAGAAGATAATAATTATAATAAATATGGGAATGAAATACTGTATAATGGTTTTACGGGAAAACAAATAGAGACTGAGATATTTATTGGGCCGACATATTATTTTCGCTTAAAACATATGGTTGCCGAAAAAATCAACTCAAGAGGTATCGGAAAAGTTACTGGTTTAACAAGACAACCAACAGAAGGACGGCGCAGAGGAGGTGGTCTGCGTATAGGAGAGATGGAAAGAGATACATTATTGAGTCACGGTATTTCTATGTTTATACAAGAGAGTATGATGGAACGTTCTGATAAATATGCTTGGTCTGCATGTAAAAAGTGTGGTACACTTGTTTCTTTAAATATACCATTAAATATAAATGTTTGCAAAAATTGCAATAATGATGATATAGTCGTTGTAAGAACTCCATACTGTTTTAAATTATTAGTTCAAGAATTTGAAGCCATGGGAGTACAGCTCCGAATTAACACAGAAGATGTTGATATACCTGCAGAATATATAGAGCCTTATATATACAAAGGTAAGTTAAATAATGAAGATATGGACGCCAGCAGCAGTGAAGGCGATGAAGACGACGAAGATAGCGATATGGACGAAGATATAATTCATAAAAATGATAAAAAAAGATGGGAAGAATTATACGATGATAATTTTGAAGATACCAATTATAAAAGAGGCGGCTATGTATTTAATAATAAGAAGAATATTGAAATGATAGAAGAAGAAACTGGCGATGAAGAAGATGAAGAAGGATACCAAGGACATGGAGGAGATGGTGAATACGAAGGAAGTGAAGGTGGCGAAGGTGGAGAAGGAAGTGAAGGTGGAGAAGGTGACGAAGGTAGCGAAGGATACGAAGGTGGTGAAGGAAATGGAGAATACAGAGGATATGAAGAAGATGATGGTCAATTAGGTGGTAAAGGTGTAGAGTACGAAGAAGAATTTGAAGACGATTCTTCTGAATCTTCAGAAGAAGATGAATATGATGATGAAGATGATTACGATGAAGATGAAGATGAAGATGAAGATGATGATTATGATAATGAAGATGATGAAGATGATGATAAAAAAACCGGAGGGGCATTTGAGGTCGGATATGAGAATAATGGTGTTGGAAGAGCTGCAGCATCAGTTGAAGTCCCAGAATATGTTCGTAGAGATGTAGCCGCTGTTGACTCAGAGGAATTACAGAGAGCTGCGCAAGCTACGCAAGCTGCGCGAGCAGTTAATGATATAGAGATAGCCGGTTCTCAATGCGCTACTGCAAGCGCTGCAGGCGCGGCTGTTAATGCTATTGAGATAGCAAGTGCTCAATGTAATACTGGTCAAGGAGGAGGCGACAGGGGAGGCGACGGAGGAGGCGATAGAGGAAATTCATTGAGTAATAATAGTGAGATTAAAGTTTTAAATATAGTATAATTAAAATATAATTAAATTATAAGATAGTATAATGGAATTATTAGATGCTGTATTATATTTTATATTAATAATTATATTAATAGCATTAATAGGTATTTTAGCATGGCTAATTTATGATTATTATAATTATAAAGACGAACAAGAAGCCATAAATTCGTTGAATATAAATAATTTTGAGAAAAATTCAGTAACCGATGAAGATTTGAAAAACGAAATGAACGTATTGTATTTAAATAATTCTAATTATATCGGAACTACTTCTAACTATTTAATAGATTATACTAATTCCATGGGAATAAAGAATAATTTATATACCGATTCAGAGATATATAAGACTTCAAATTTTTTATTTAAAAATATAACAAGCAATATAGCGAATACTTCAAACTCTTTTAATAAGAGTCTAATGCATACTTCAAATTTGCTATATAATGATGTTTATAATACATCAAATGTTTTATATAGAAATACTGCAAATATCAATGATAATCTAAATAGATACTTTGAGTTCAAAAGTTTTCCTTCAAACAAAAAGATATTCGATATGATAACAGATACAGAATTGATAAATACTACTAACAATTTAAATCTAAAGAATAATACTATAGCCAATGCAGGATTAAGAATAAATACTAATGAAACCGCAAGCAAATATTTAGAGGTATGTAATGATAATAATAATTGCTATAAATTATATGTAGGTACTAATAATAATTTAGTAGCTAAATATGATAATATAGATCATGTTTTAGTAACTCCTTATGCATCCATTCAATCAGGTCAATCAGGCTCACTCTTAGGAGTCCAGCCTTCGACTCTACCCACAGTTCAGCCTACGGTCCAGTCTACGACTCTACCTACCGTTCAGCCTACGGTCCAGCCCACAGCTCAGCCTACCGTACAGCCTACCGTTCAGCCTACCGTTCAGCCTACAGCTCAGCCTACAGTCCAACCTACGGCCCAGCCTACCGTTCAGCCTACGGTCCAGCCTACCGTACAGCCTACAGCTCAGCCTACAACTCAGCCAGCAACTCAATCAATGGTCCAGACAGTAATATAAAACAATTATAAAAAATAAAAATAAATATTATAGGTAGATATAATTACAATAATGAATTTTAATGATTTGTTGTTAATATTATTATCAGTAATATTTATAATATTAAGTATATTTTATATTGTAAAAGTATGTGATTATAATATTAAGGAATTTTTTGCGATATCAGAGCTTACAAATATAGAAAAGAGCGGTTGTAATTTAGATAATACCTTTAATAATTGTAGCGATTCCTCTTGTAAATACACAGATTCTTTCATAATAAAAGACGAGGAGCCTATTAATTATCACAATGATTATACTTGTGATATGATAGAACAGAAGTATAGAAAAAAATATGCAGATATAGATAATAAAAATTTGTTATTAACATATAAGTGTATTAAAAATAATCCTCGAAAATTTAAAGAATTATTGGAAAAGAAAGGTATCGAGACGTCGTCTGTATTGGAATATAGAACCGATAATATTAAAAACTTAACAGATTATATTAAGGCTGAGATAGTTAATAAAATTAAAAATACCAAACTCCATACATCCAAATGGCCGATATATGCATGTATCTCTCAAGCTCCTTATCTAAAAAATGGGCTTGAGAATACAGTAGTCTGGGATTATAACAGAGGACAGCAGGTAGACTATCGTTATTCGTGTTCTATAGGAGTTACTGATAATAATATACGCATACCTTGTTCTGCAAAACAAGAGATGTACTATGAAATCCTTCTAATATTTTTAAAGAATGATAAAAATAATATAGACGACTTTATTAAAATAATAAAGGATAGCGAATCCTCTAATTTACAATGTAATATTAACTGTGGAAATTCATTTAGAATGGAAGGTTTAACGTGTGGCTGCTTAAATAAAGAGAGCAGCTATGATTCCTATAATTCTGTATGCAAAACAGGAAATACAGTACAGGATTATAGCATCGTATACTATATCAATAACCATCATGATTTTGGCTCAAAAGATCTAAATATTTTTATAGATTTTACGTAATCATTCGTCGTCCAAGAACTTAAACTTCTCTATCGGCTGTTTCTTATAATTCTCTACTTTTTCCCAGAAAATATTAATTTTATTATTAATATTAACCCATTCATTATCGTCAAATTGTACTCTCTGTGTATTTATTTCTTCCAGTTTCCAATAGTTCAACTTGATAAATTCGTATTTATTATCATTTTCGTTATTAGAATTAAATTGTTCTATTTTACTATAGATATTATCAATAGCTTCGTCGGATGTTACATTGCTATCGCTATATATATAGTAATATTCTCCGCTTTTCGTAATATATTCCGCTATAATTCCATGATTCATAGATATTTCGCGGAATTCTTCCATATATATACTTTCTTCAAGTACTAAGAATTTACATTCTACGTAATCGCATTCTTTTAAATTACAAACAGCGAGCTGTCCCTGAATTTGTAGTTTATACTTATCGGGTATATAACCATCTATAATTTTTCTCGAATAAGGACATTTAATCTCAACCATAATTCCGAGTTCATTAATACCATCTGGAGAAGCTCCAAAATGTTCATTAATTTCATCGCAAATCAATCCAAACTCATATACATGAATATTATCATTTATTTGAGAGTATATCCTCGTAGCCATAGGTTCGAACATGGTACCCCATTTCAATGCTTTGATAGCATTATAGTTTGTGTTATCCTTAATAATCTTCGCTTTCTTCTTTGCGATCGTATCACTTGCCTTAGTATCTTTAATGGCATCTGCTAAATCGCTTGCAGTCAGACGATTTTTTCGTGCTTCAAACCATTCAAGTGTTCTCTGTTTTATAATTGGTTGACTTACTAATTTCTTTAGAATTTCTCTGTAAGACGTAATATCTTCAACTCTTTTATTTATTAAATCTCTATCAATATCAATATTTATCTCAATATCGTTATAAACATCTATATCATCGCAATTCTTTTTTCTATCCTTGATTATACTCAAGTATTCTCGATCAATTATAGAATTTTGAGTTTCTATATTAGCCATACATCTATATCGTGGTATTTTTTTATATACAAATATGTTTTTATAAAGCATTATACACTTCGCTCTCACATTTTTTCTTATACTCTTTAGATTCTTTGTATTTCTTATCGATTGCCGCATTGATTTTATTGTAAAGCTGCTTTTCCATGAAGTTGATTTCATTAACATCAGAAGTCATTTTTTTATTTTTTGTTTTCATTTTATATAAATCTTCTAATTCTTCTCTCTTTTTGGCTAACAGAATGTCGAAGGGCGTCATCGGTACTTCTTCCATTTAATGTATATAATGTATTTAATGTATATATATAATATAAATCATTTTTTATATAATTTTCATTTTACGACTATCGTAAGCCCAATGTAATAATGTTTGTCTCAACCTCGGATAGATTTTTTCACTATTACTTTGTTGTTCGTTAACCTTATTTTGCAATTGATTTCTAAATCTTCCTTTGGGGCCAGCAGATTTTTTCCATCTGTTAATTTGGCGCACATCGTCTTCGCTTCTGCGTCCGTTGTAAAAATTACAATACCATTCTATCCATCCGTAAGGATCTATATCTTCCCTTATCCAATTCTTTTCCATCCAATATTCATAGCTTGTTCCTACTTCAACCTTGTAATAATTAATACTCTTATCATACTCTTGTTTTGTTAAGATATCTTCAGAGATATCTTTGAGAAATTTAAAATTCTTATGATGATTTTTATATATCTTTTTTGTTTTAGGAGACTTTATTTGTCTAAAATAAGAGCCTCCCATAATTCCTAATGCAAACATGTCTCTCGGTGTGATATTTGGCTTAAATTCAGGATGGTCTTTAAAATATAAACTCATTATCTATTATATACTTATTTTTAATAGTAGTTGAAAATTTTCTTGTAAAAGATAATTCTCGATTGCAATTGCAAATCTATGCGATTCTCAATTTTATCTTCTGTCTCCAATTTACTATATTGTGGTCGCACAAAGAACATTGAGAACTCTTAAATATACTATATTGCCTAATATTTATATTGTTTTTTTGAGTAGCCAGAGCGTATAATTCATAAATTATGCGAAGATCATATTTCAAAAACGAGTACATAATTGAAAAAATTTTAGAAATTTCAAAAAGTTTTTAAAAGTTGAGAGAAAAATAAATTATGTACTCGTTTTTAATAGAGTTTTTCCGATAATTTATAATTGATATTTATTATATTATCATCAGATATAACATCAGAATCAACATCCTTCTTAGAAAGTTCTTTAATTAAATCCTTAT